CATTATGCAGATATAGCTATGGAAACTTTATTGATGAGAACTTTACCTATAATGGAAAAGAAAACAGGATTAAAATTACATCCAACATATTCTTATGCAAGAATATATAAAGCAGGAGATATATTACACAGACATAAAGATAGGTTTAGTTGTGAAATATCTACAACTTTAAATCTTGGGGGTGATCCTTGGCCTATACATTTAGAGCCAAAGAAAAATGTAGGTATACCTGATGGTAAAAAAATCACCGTATCTAGTGACAACAAAGGTATTTTAGTTAATTTAAAACCTGGTGATATGTTGGTTTATAGAGGCATGGAGTTAGAACATTGGAGAGAAGAGTTTCAAGGAGATAACTGTGCTCAAGTTTTTCTTCACTATAATGACCAAAAATCTAAAAATGCGGATAAAAATGTAAATGATACGAGACCGCATTTAGGACTTCCAGGCTGGTTTAAAAAGTGATATATCTTTAGACTGGGGAGAGTGTCACCACCATAACACCACACTCTTCCCTGTTTAAGGATATATTATGTTAGGATTAAGTGCATTTTCAGAGTTTCCGTTTGCAACAGCAGCCGAAGATAGAAACGTAACTATTACAGCTACTAAGACATCGTTAACAATAACGATAGGTAGCATAGGTATTACAGCTGATTCTATTGTAGAGGATGCTACAGGAAGTCCATTAACACTTGGTTTTGGTACATTATCTATAACTGGAGAGGCTAATTTAAGCCCTACAGGTAGTCCATTAACCTTGGCTACCGGAACAGCTGTTGTTTCAGCAGATGCCAACGTATCAGTTACTGGAAACGCATTGACTATGTCAACAGGCACTGTTACAATAACGGCAGCAGCAAATGTAGACGTTACTGGTAGTGGTTTAACACTAGATACAAAGGACGCTACAGCTATAACATGGAGTGGAATAGTGCCAGGCGCAACAATGGTCTGGACACCAATAGAACCTTATTAATATGGCATCAAGTTTTTCTACAGATACTAAATTAGAACTTATAGCAACCGGTGAAAAAGCTGGTTTATGGGGAACAATAACAAATACAAATTTACAAATATTAGAACAATCAGCTACAGGATATTTAAGTCAATCCATGGCCTCTGGAGATGTTACGTTAACATTAACAAACGGTGCTACTTCAGATGGTAAAAATGCTTTTTATGAATTAACTGGAACTTTAACTGGTAACAGAACTTTGATAATGCCGTCTGGAGCAGAAAGATCTATTATAGTTAAAGACTCTACAACTAGAGGAGCTTCAAGCACATTATTTTCTTTGTCTGTGCAAACAGCTAGTGGAACTAGTGTACCTATTCCAATAAATGCAACTGTTGCAGTTGTGTCAGATGGCACAAACATGAAGTTAGGATTATTGTCAAAAGGTTATGGAACTGTAAACTCTGCGTCTGTAACTGCATATACTGCTGTTGCTGGTGATCAACTTTTAACAAACACTACAACTGCAGGCATTTCAATCACATTACCTACGTCAGCTGCGACCGGCGATGAACTGACAATAGTGGACGCTAGAGGAACTTTTAACTCTAATAATTTAACGATAGCTAGAAACGGCCACAATATAAATGGATCTGGAAGCAATTTAGTATTATCAACAAATGGTCAAGCTATAACTTTAGTATACGTTGATACAACTCGTGGCTGGGCTTTTAAGACAAACACCGCGTAGGGGGATGAACTATGCCTCTTACAAGAGTTAATTTTGCACCTGGAATAGATAAACAAAACACAACTGTCGGAGCAGAAGGACGTTGGGTAGATTGCAATAATGTAAGATTTAGATATCAACTACCAGAAAAGGTAGGTGGTTGGTCCTCTTTAGTTACAGATACTATTGTTGGTGTAGCTAGAAAGATGTTTCCGTTTGTAGATCTTGATGGAAATAGATATGTAGCCATCGGAACAGATAAACTTTTATTATTATATTTTGAAGGTCAGCTTTATGATATTACACCACTAGACACTCAAATAACAAATGCAACTATACAAACATTTTCAGGATCAAGCTTAGTAACAATTACAAGTAGCACTGCCCATGGTTTAGAACCTGGTGATATTGTTTTTTTAGATGACACCACGTTGCCAGGTAGTAGTGGTTATTCTACTTCTGATTTTGATGGTAAAAAATTTCAAGTTACATCTGTTTTAAATGCAACACAATTTCAAGTAACAGTAACAACTTCAGGCACACCAGCAAACGCTGGTCCTGGCGGCAGCATAGATATTGCACCTTATGTTCGAATAGGTCCAGCTGCACAATCCTATGGTTATGGTTGGGGCATATCTGAGTGGCAAGGATCTGTTGCTGGTGCTGCAACATCAACTTTAAATGGTGCATTGTTAAATGATACGAACGGTACGGGTGGATCTGGGACAAATATTACATTAGCTTCAACAACAAACTTTACCTCTGCTGGTAGAATATTGGTAGAGGAAGAATTAATATCTTATGCATCTATCGCTGGTGCTAATTTACAATCTATTGTAAGAGAGGTAAATGGAACAAGCAAAGCTGCTCACTCAGATGGGACAGCTGTAACAGATGCTACAAACTTTTCTGACTGGGGTGAAGCAACAGTTGCATCAACGGTGCAACTAGAACCAGGACTTTGGTCATTAGATAATTTTGGACAAGTGTTAGTAGCAACGATTGCTAACGGTAAAACATTTACTTGGGATGCAGGAGGCACATTACCTTTAACAACGAGAGCTGCAACAACCACTTCTGGTTTTGCAACGGGTAACAATCCTACTGCAACAAGAGCTAGCTTAATATCACCAACAACAAGACACTTAATTCATCTTGGAACAGAAACAACAATAGGTGATCCTACAACGCAAGATGATATGTTTATAAGATTTTCTGATCAAGAGGATATAAATACATATGCTCCCTCTGTAACTAATGCTGCAGGTACACAAAGATTACAAGATGGCAGTAGAATTATCGGATCATTAAAAGCTAAAGAAACAATTCTAATATGGACGGACAATGCACTATATACCATGAAATTTATAGGTGCACCTTTTACATTTGGTTTTGAACAAGTGGGCACAAACTGTGGACTTATAGGTAAGAA